CATGGTCAATCACCTTTTCTCCATCTCCACGCAGCATTTTCTGTAACTCTGCTGTGGAACCTACAAATACATTCTGTGTAAGAGACTTTTGTTCCTCTGTCGCACCTTTGGCTTGAGTTACATTAATCTCTTGATTCTTTTTATGCATTGCTAATAAAGCATGTGCATTTTCTGATTGTTGCTTAATCATACCAGTCAAGACTTCAATAGCCCGAGGATGTTCCATTTCATCAGCAACACTTTTGGCAAGTTGAAGACCTTCCTCGCCTTGAAGTAAAAGAGTGCGCAAAGTCGAGCGAACAAGGTCTAAGTCTTCATCATAACTAGAATGAACACCTTCTGGAATATCTTTTTTTGGTATAATATCAGTCATAATATTGGAAAACTCTTAGTTGGCGGGGTGAAGTTTGAGGTGTACCTAGCGACGCCGGGGGTAAGTCGAAAGTCTTCGATGTTGCCTTTCCAAGGCACCGCCCCAAGAGGCATGGTTGTTGCGTGTTTGCCTATGTAGAGCGGATGACTGTTATCGACCGCTGCTCCCGACATCGTTGCGGTGGCTTTAGCGACCCCGTTTATCCAAAGTGTGATCGTGTTGCCGCTACGTGTTCCGGCCACATGCACCCACTGGCTGGTTGGGAAGTCGGCAGTGTCTTGTGTGGTGTAATAAGTGGATGATGTGACTACTATAAACCGCATGGGAGCCGAGCCTCCAGAGGCGATGGTGGTTCCAAAGACAAACGGGGTTCTGTTGGATTCTAAGTCTGTCTTGCCTGCAAAGTACACATACTCCCCATTTGTCATGTTTCCGTCGTGGTACGCCCAGCACTCGACGGTGAAGTCGTCAGAGCCAAGCTCAAGCGAAGCGTCGTCAGGTATTGAGATAAAATCACTTGAGCCGTTAAACGACATGGATCCGGAAGTGGAGTGCTTAAAGTAGGTCGTGTCACCCGCCGTCACTCCGTTGTTGATGATCGTATGATTACCTGACAAGTCCGTCAGGGTGTCGCCACGGATTAGAAGGCTTACGTCATTCCAATAAGGATCTATATTATCTCCAGAAGACAATATCATTAAATGTAGTACACTCATGAACTTATGTTTCCGCTTACTGCCATACCATCACTTTCATATGCAACAAAAGTAGCTACTCCGAATAAAGCAAGAGTCATATTTACTCCATTAAAATTACTTATGTATTTATAATCAAGCACTATCCCCTTCACCCGGAATAATAAACGTTTCAGTAAATCCATAATCACTGCCAGGATTTACATTAAGTGGGTCTGGTTCAACGATGATACGTTCAAACAAGTTATCTGAATCTGTAAGACTGTAAGAACCTACTGTAGGAACATCAGGATCTCTAAAGTCTACAATAGCCTTACGAATGATAGAACTATCAGCAATGGGTCCATAGAAACTTGTTTTGAGTTCAAAGTCTAATGTATATATAATTGTTCTTCTGTTCTCTAACTGTCCTTCATAATCATCTGTAAAAGAAATACCAATCAAAGAAATAGGAATATCTTCTGTAATATCTGGGTAATCACTAAACTGTTTCATTGTAATTGTATAAGAAGGATTGAAGAATGGCAAAATCTGCTCAAGTATTTGAACAGCATCTTCATTTGTTTTTGCTAAAATATTCAATTGAAAGTTAAGAATATATGGAACAGAAGTAAAAAACTTTGTTCTTTTATTATTATCTGTTACAATATTCTTAGTAAAATTATTTGTTTTTGGTAATTGTCTAGTAGGATCAAAGTAAAGAGAAGACATTTCAAATCCCATTCTAGGAAGTTTGATTGCCAGTTTAGCATCTGCCATATCTTCTGTTTCACGAATACGGTCTAAGAACTTCTGTTTTGGCGAATAACTCAAAGGAACTTTCATCTGACTGATAACTGCTCCTGATGAATCCTTACGAAGCACATACAGATTATTGAACATGGTACCAAAGACTGCTACGCACTTACGAATCTTCTCATGATAAAAGTGTTGATTAAACATATTATGTTACCTCTCCAAATGGGTTACTTTCAGAGAAGTCAATAATATTATCACCTTCAGTTTCAAAGTCATCATTCTGACTAAACACCTGCTGTAGTTCATCACCTACCAGAGTGATAGTCTTAGTGATATTAGACTCTGTAGATGTAATGGATGTATCGGTAGAGAATGTTCTCCACTTGCCATCAGTTGATCCTACATGTGCAACCTCAAGGATATTACTACCTGCATTCCAAGAAACAATCTCTGCTGTAAGTTTAGGTCCATTTGCACTATCAACTAGATACTCTATATTTTCACCGATTACTAGGTCATTAGAGTCGCTGGATGCCAGAGTGAGTTGTATCTTATTACCGATAGCTTCTACATTATCAACAGACTGAATAGAAGTATCAAAGTCCTCGTCATTATACTCAAAGAGTTCAATATCAAGTCTATAGGTAGGAAGGTTTGACATTTGATAGAAAGGTCTATCATCAATAACTCTCATGATCTCAAAAATCTGATCCGACAGAGGTAAGTAGATCAGGTCACCTTCTCTTGGTCTATTGTATTCTACATGTTCGCCTACTGAAGAGTTCCATCTCTTTCTAGCAACATGAAGCGTTGCCCTGTCACGAATCTCTACACCAAACTTGGTAAAGAGCTCCTGATCACCTTCAAATCCATCTGTGTTTTCCAGATACATTTCAATGCTATAGGCGTCATCAAATCGAGATACAACATCTTCACCAAAGATTGTATCCTCATTGACAAGAGTTCTAGGCAGATATTGAACTTCTTGCCCATAGATTTTAATGGACTCTATGATGATATTTTCATAGAGATTTTGCTCTGATCTTACTGTCTGAGAGATGTAACCGTTTCTAACCATTGACCTATCCTACAAAGAAGTCAACAGGCAACTCGTATGTATTACGCAGTTTATCTTCTAATCTAAGCATTTCTTGTGTTGCATCATCATACAACTGTCTACCGTTCAATGTAACACCACCTGGAAGTTGCATACCTTCAAACTTAATCAAGTTTGCTCCCCACTGTTGTTTGATTGCTTGTGTGAGATATTCCTTGACAAACAAATCATTATATACATCAGTATAAGTTTGTGGGTCTACAATCTTAAAAGTTTCAAAGACAAGATAATCATCTTCTAAAATATCTTGGTCAGAAAACTTGCCATGAATATAAACTCTGTTTTGGTGTCTGTTAAAGTCAATATGAGGATAACCAGTCAACTTTGCATCTAAAATAGCAAGATACTGTTTAGTCTGCTCATAGTATGCAAGATCACCAATATAGGTGTTCAAGTCATAAATATCATTCAAAGACATTTGATATTTAATGTCAAACATTCCAGCAGAGTTGCCAGAACCTCTTATCATAAAAAGTCTCTTGATATAAATGATACTATCATCTACAGTAATATAACCATTAGAAATATCTGTAGATGTGACTTGATGCTTTAGAAAAGTTCTAACTACTGCATCAGAATGATACTCCTGATACAGTTGAAGAGTATCATCAGTTCTATCTTCTAACTGATCAATATCTACATTGATTTCAATAACAGGTGCACCTAGTCTTCTCAGGCAATAGTTAATCAGTTCGTCTCTACTAGATGGAGTTGCCATTCACTCTTCCTATATTCTTGGTTTATTACTATTTATAACCAAGGTCGTTACTCTTCTTCGTATTGCTCTGGAAACTGCTGTTGATGAGCAGCCAACATCTCTTCTTCAGTATCAAACTCTTGAACAACAGCGTCATCCCGGTATGACACAACCGTGTTTTCATCCAGTGCGACTGCGCCACCGTTGATAATGAAGAATCCTTCGGTCTTGGTTATGATCATACAAAGCCTCCATCTGTAATTACCCAACTGTAAGTGCCGGTCAGGACAGCCCTAGCGGTGGACGCAGGGCTGTTGTTGGTGTATTGAGAGACTCCAAAATTAGGACGCAGACCCGGCCGGGGTGTAGGAGAACTATCAAACTGCCCCTTCCAGTTAATTAACAAATTGTCATACCGATTCGTTGTAATCCCACCCTCTGTTATAAAATTGTCCAAAGAGTATGTCTGATTTAGACCAGTGATGTCAAAATTCTCAACGCCCACGATGTCCGTTAATGACGTGCACTGACGGAACATCGCTCTAAGTCTTGTGACGTTTGAGGTGTCAAAGCTTGATACATCAACGGATGTCAGGCTTCCGCATTCCCTGAACATATCTTCCATGCCCAAGGTATCCGTGTGGTTTAAGGTGTCAAATCCTGATACATCAACGGATGTCAGGTCTTCGCACTTAAAGAACATCTGATACATAGTCGTAACGCTTGAGGTGTCAAAAGTTGATGCATCAATAGACGTTACACTTGTGCAACCACGAAACATGAGTCGCATGGATGTAACGCTTGAGGTGTCAGCACCAGCACCAGCCGTGAAGGTCTCCATGTTATCGCAACCGTAGAATGCATTGAGGAAACTTTCCCATCCCACAGCGCCGATATTATCTACGCTCTTTACCTTTGATTTATCCCCGACGTTATTGAAGTAAATGTTAGGAAAGTCGCCACTAATGCGTATCTGATGATCGCCAGCGGTAGCATAGGTATGCGCCAGATTAGCATCGTTGTAGGCCGTAATCGTGTTAGAATTTCCATCGCCCCAGTAAACCGTAGCGTCAAACGTCCCAACATTCTGACAGGGGATTGTGAAGGTTTCTGAAGCACCTGTCGTCGTGACGGTGAAGACAAAATCAGGATCAACAACAACTGCACTAGACTTAGCAATAAAAGGTAAAGGAGCATTAAGAAATAAAGACATATTAGTAAGTCACACTCGAATCAAGACCAACCGAAGAAAGTACAATATCATTATTTCCAAATACCATACCGGAAACAATACCAATCTTACTACCAGTAACAGTTAGTGTGTTTGCAGAATTAAAATGTAAGGTATTACCACTAGATGTAACAAAAGTCATTACACGGTCGGAATCAGGTGAAGTATTATTCTTAATCAACATAGTAAAGGCAGTACCACCCAATCCTGTAAAGTCACCACCAGTTGCTGTAAAAGTAATAGTCTTATCAGAATCAGTTGTCAACGAAGCAGTATTACCTGAATCAATATAGTAAGTAACACCTGCACCAACTGCGCCTTGTGCAAGGGAGACATAATTAGGAATACCAATACCACCAACAGTAATATCTGCACCAAACGTTACATCATTGGCAAAGTTAGAGTCAATCTGACCTTGAACCAAATCAGAATCATGGGCACCGCCACCACCACTTGAAGAAATAATACCTGTATCAGAATCATATGTGATATTAGAACCAGCAACAATTGCAGCACGAGCCAATGGTCGAATATAAGCAGAATCAATCAGATCAATAGTACGAGCAGAATCAATTGTAAAACTCTGAATATTAGCCGAGTCAATATCAAACACACCAGTGCTTGAATTATATGTTATGCCTTTATTACCCGATAATGAAGCAGTAGTAAGAACATCATTGCCATTACTAGTAATATTACCAGAAATAGTAGCGGAGTCTGCTAACACTTCACCAGTTACATCAACACCAGTAGAGGTTGTATTAAACTTTTGTACACCATAGTGGTAAAGTTGAACTTGACCATTTGCACCATCTGCTATGATGTAGGTCTTAAGATTATCTCCAACACCACCTGTTCCACTTGTTTTGATAATAACCTTTGCATTAAGTTGAAGAGACTCAAGGAATAAATTTTCACCATTCAAAGCCCGGACACGGCTATTACCATCAGTACCACCATCATGATAAAGCTGAAGATCGCCATCATCACCCAGTAAAATCTGTGATTTATCTGGCATAATAAGGTCGTCAGAATCAGAGAAGGTGATATTACCACCAACAGTAAATCCGACTCTAAAGTTAGAATCAATCTGACCTTGAACCAAATCAGAATCATGTCCACCAACACTCGAAGAAATTACACCTGTATCAGAATCATAAGTGATGTTTGTTCCTGCTACAATTGCTGCCCGTGCTAGTGGTCGAATATAATCAGAATCAATCAAGCCAATAGTGCGAGCGGAGTCAATTGTAAATCCACGAACATTTGCCGAGTCAAGATCGAATACACCAGTGCTTGAGTTATACGTCAGACCTTTATTACCGGATACTGATCCACGGGCTCGTGTATCTGTATAGTAAACGTTTGTACCTTCATTTACATCATCTGTACGAAGTTGTGGAATAAGGTCAGAGTCAAATACACCAGATGTAATATCGGATGCAGCTAAGGATGGAATTCTTGCTGAGTCAAAAATGCCTGATGTAATATCGGCTGAAGATAAGGATGGAATTCTTGCTGAGTCAATAGTGCCGGTTAGATTAGTAGCATCAATATCCGAATTTGTAGTAAGAACATCATTGCCACCAACAGTCAAATTACCGCTAATGGTAGCTGAGTCTGCTAAGACTTCACCGGTTACATCAATACCAGTTGATTTGGTGGCAAGTTTTTGTGATCCATAGTGGTTAAGTTTAACTTCACCAGTTTTTCCATCTGCTTGGATGTAGCTGGTAGTATTACCTGCGCCATCATCAGTGGTGATAAAAACAGATGCATCATTAACATAATTTTCAATTACAATACTTCCAGAATCAGTGCCCACGTTCCGTATACGGCTATTGGTACCATCATAGTAAATAAGAAAATCTGCAGCATTACCTAATTTAATCTGCGATTTATCTGGCATAATAAGGTCATCAGAATCAGCAAATGCTACATCCTTATTGAATTCCCACTTATCACCTGTGGTGCGATATGTAATTTTAGGATTATCAGTATATGCACCTACAGTAATTCCAGCACCATCTGCTTGAGAACTACTTGTAGCAGAGTCAGCAAGAATAATATTTTTATCTTTAACAGAAAGATTGTTAGAGTTAATCGTAGTAGTTGTACCGTTGACTTGAAGATCACCAAGAATAACAACTGTACCTGTGCTATCATTTAATGGTGTAGGATCAAGAATAAGATCACCAGAAGTTGTTCCTACAGTGTTATCAAGAATTCTAACATTATCTACATCAATCTGAGTGAGACCAGCAAGTGTTGTAGTAAGACCAATACTATCAACAAAACCAGAACCATCTACAGTAACAACTGGAATGCCTGTTGTAGAACCATATGTTCCTGCTGTTACTGTGGTGTTTCTTCTAGTAATGTTATTGGCAGAAAGATCACTGTCTGTATAAATATCACCGTTTACGTGCAGTTGTGCTGTTGGACTGACGGTGTTAACTCCGACCTTTGTGCCCGTTGTGCCTTCCGAGCCGCCGTTGATGTAAAATGACGAGCCGGGGATACGGAAGGATTTGTCGGTGCCATCGCCGAGCGTGATTTCGTCGTTGACCGTGGCAGAGCTTGAATAGGCCTGATAACCGATCATGATGTTGTCGGAACCAGTGGTCAGTGTATTTCCTGCTTGATTCCCAACTGCCGTGTTGTCAGCTCCTGTGCTTGTTTGATAAAGCGACTGAGACCCAATAGCAGTGTTACCATTGTTGTTAGAGGCAGAACCCTGACTCAAAAGTGCGGAATAGCCAACCGCAGTGTTGTTGCTCCCATCGGCATTCAAACCAGCATATGATCCAATATAAATATTAAGGCCTTGGGTTGTAGTGCTTTCGCCGCTTCTATAACCCAAAGCTGTATTATTGGAGCCAGTCGTCAGGTTGCTTAGCGCACCGTCTCCGACCCGTGTGTTGTTACTTCCCGTCCCCGGTCCGGTGCCGATATTGACGCCGTCAATCGTGGCCTCTGAGTCTACGGTCAGACCATCGGATGTGATTATGCCATCAATGGTGATGTTGCCAGTGCCGGTGATGTCTTTGCTATTTAGATCAAGATTGCCGCCGAGCTGCGGGGTCGTGTCTTCGACTACGTTAGCGATCTGCGAGTCCCAGTCATAGTCGGTGCCATTCCAAGACAGCACCTGTCCGGTTGTCGCTGTGCTTTGGTTTAGGTGGCTGTCAATGTTGGAGTTGGCGTAACTGTCGTACCAGATGTCGTTGTTTTTCCAGCGGAAGATATTATTGGACGGGCTGGCATATAATCCAACTCCCCCACCCGAACTAAGTATTTGGAAGGTGTCGCTTCTCCACGTCGAAATCGCATCAGCCTGAACAGTGAGAACGCCATCGTTTTCGGTAATGACCGTTTCGTCGCCATCCGTGGTGCCAGACCCTTTGAGTGTCAGAGTGGCTGAGCCAGTAGACGGTGAGAAAGTAGCGCCGCCATCAATGGTGATGTTGCCAGTGCCGGTGATGTCGTTGCTATCTAGATCAAGATTGCCGCCAAGCTGCGGGGTCGTGTCTTCGACTACGTTGGAAATACCACCAGCAGCTAAAGCAGGAATTCTTGCTGAGTCAAATACACCAGAAGTAATATCAGCAGCAGACAACGGTGGAATTAAATCAGAATCAAAAATGCCTGATGTAATATCTGCGGTAGCTAAAGACGGAATTCTTGCTGAGTCAAAGATTCCACTTGAAATATCAGAAGTATTCAGTGAAGGGATATGAGAAGAATCAATAGTCCCAGTTAGTGTGCCAGCATTTACTAATGCAGAATCAATCTGACCGTGAACCAAATCAGAATCATGAAGTGTATCGGCAGTGGTAAGAACGGTATTGCCTGCAACAGTAATGTTACCAGGAGATTCAACCTCAATATCAGTACCATTTTCTATTAGAAGCTTGCCATCATTATTACCAGTCATACGGGCAAGAATCAAATTTGATCCACCACTCTTTACAGCAAACTCAATCAGACCATCTTCGGTGTCATCAGTTGCATCTTGGATTTTACCGGTAATTTTGGCATATACGTCAGTAGTAGCACTGCCTCCACTATCTTCGCCTCTAAACTTAATCTGACCAAGATAGTCGCCATTGTTTGCTTGGCTAGTATTACGAATAAACTCCATAATTGGAGCAGCACTAGATCCATCAGCAGTAGTTTGCAATATAAGTGCAGGATCAGTTGTACTATTCTTGGTAATAGTTACTGTATCGTTCAGCGTGGCAGCAATCTGACCAGCAACCGCCGCAGAGTCGTGGGTGTCTGCACTGTCAATCAATGCGGCTACATGATTGGAGTCTAGAATATTAGGAAGATTACCTGAAATATTGCTGTAATCTAGACTCGTAAGTTGCGAGCCATCACCGATGAATGCATTTGCTCTTACATCAGAGTCAGCAACAATACCTTTGCCTACTACTAGACCTTTTTTGACTTTAAAATCGTCTTTAGCCATGGTTCACTTTCCCCGCTTGGCGTTATATTTTTATTTTATTTATACAATAATAGTTCTAACTACCTTAGAAATAACATCTTCATCTTCTCTTGGATCAAGAAGTAATCTAATCGAACCAGAATTTTCATCAATAGTCAAAGCACCCAAAGAACTATCGCCGGTAAAGATTTCACCAAACTCAGTAAATTGAACATCAGTACCTGAACCTTTATAGGTAGCTAGAATCTTTGTAATTTGTGTTTCTGCCAAAGTATTGTGTTCAAGATGAATTAAATATTCAATAGAAGTTTTCGCAGAGTTATGAGTATAGGTATCAATAACTGTTGCAGTGCTAAGAGTTACTAAAGTTCCATCTAAATCGTGTTCAATAGAGTAATTATCATACGTTCCAGTATCAGCCTTAATAACAGTAGTATTATTACCAGAACCTGTAGTAATCGTTCCTGTTACAGTCAGATTAGCAGACACAGTATCGTCTGAATCGCTACGCAGGAACTGACTAGCGTGTAAACTGTCAACAGTATCAGCATTCACATTTAATGCATTTACATATGCGGCATTGACAATAACACCAATATCAGAATCTGCTCTATTCGTAGTGTAGTAAAGATTAGAGCCTTCATTTACATCATTCGTGCGTAGTGTAGGAATATGAGAAGAGTCAATAGTGTCAGTTAGCGTACCAGCATTTACTAATGCAGAGTCAATTTGATCATGAACTGCAACTTCATCATGTGTATCATCTGCTGTTGTCAGAAGTCTATTTGTATTATAATAAGGAGCTTTATTGAATGTCCATCTATCGTCTACAGAAGTATAGGTAATCTTTGCATTAGAGCCATTTACAGTGATACCTGCGCCATTCGCTTGACTTGAATCAGCAGCAGAATCAGCAAGAATAATGTTCTTATCGCTAATCGAAACTGTTGTAGAGTTGATAGTAGTAGTCAGACCATCTACCTGAAGATCGCCAAGAATTACTACTTTACCAGTACTATCTCCAATTGCTGCTGGATCAATAGTAAATACAGCAGGACCACCGATGTATCCACCAACTGTTAAGTTACTATCAATAGTGACATTAGATGGTAGACCAATTACAGGTGTAGAACCAGCAGACGGAGTGTGTGTTACTTCAATCTGATTAGTTGTGCCAGATACATCTACAACGTAATTGCCTGTAGTGTCTGTGCCAAGAACAAGTGTAGGAATGCGAGCAGAGTCTAATGTTCCAGTTAAGTTACCAGCATTAGTATAGTAGCTTGAGTCGTGACCACCTAATGTATCAGCATCTAATACACCAGTCAAGCTATTGATATAGTTAATCGTTACTTCATTATTAATCTGACCAACTACTGCCGCAGAATCGTGAGTATCTAATACAAGTAATGCGCTATCAATCAAAGCACCTACATGATTAGAGTCAAGAATGTTTGGAGTACCAGTCAAATTGTTATAAGGAATACCTGTGACTGTCTTAACATCATTCGAATCTGGGCCAGTATAGGTAAATACGCCACTTGCACTACTATAAGAAAGAGAACCGAATTTACCAGCAGTATTGTTTGCACTCAAATCGGTAAGAGCAATACCAGCACCACCAGAACCTGTAGCATCCAGTGCTACGATAAATTTGGATCCATCCCATTTAAGGACTCTGTCGGTAGCAATACCTGTAAGATCAACATCTGAAAGGTCACCAATACTAGCGACACCAATTCTAGAGTCTGCAATTGAAACTACAGTAGAGGAATCAGTACCCCCAGCTGCTGTACTTGCAATCACGCCAGTTGACGAGTCATAGGTAATGTTACTGCCTGCAACGAGTGCAGCACGAGCCAGAGGACGAACAAATGTAGCATCTACAGTTGCATTAATCTGACCAAGAACTGCCGCACTATCATGGGTATCTAAAACACTCAAGGAAGCATCAATCTGACCTTGAACAGCATCGGAATCGTGTAAGTCATCAGCCGTAGTAAGAAGTCTGTTCGTATTGTAATATGGTACTTTATTGAATACCCACTTATCATCTACAGAAGTGTAAGTGATCTTTGCATTGGCACCATTTACTGTAATGCCAGCACCATTTGCTTGAGAAGAATCTGTTGCAGAGTCTGCTAATACAATATTTTTATCAGAAATACTTACTGTAGTGGAGTTGATAGTTGTCTGAACACCATCAACTTGCAAGTCACCAAGAATTACGACCTTACCTGTGCTATCTCCGATAGCCGCAGGATCAATAGTGAAGACTGCTGGACCACCAATATAACCACCAACGGTCAAATTGCTATCAATTGTTACATTAGATGGTAGACCAATCGTTACTGATCCTGTAGAAGAACTAACTTCAATTTCATTTGCTGTACCAGATACATCAGAAACATAATTACCTGTAGTGTCTGTGCCAAGAGCAAGTGTAGGAATATGAGAAGAGTCTAGAGTGCCACTACTAATGTTAGATGCATTGGTGAAATAACTAGAATCTCTACCACCAAGAGTTGCTGCATCTACACCAAGATTATCAACAAAGGATTTATTTACTGTGCTAGTAATTCTTGTATCTGCAATTGTAGAAGCAGTAGCAGAATCAATACCTACACCATCAAGTGTTACTCTTGCTTGGATATAATCAGAGTCTACTAAAGCAATAACTACATCAGAATCAATACCTCCTTCACCTCCACCACTAGTGGCATCATTTGCAGCAATAAACCGACTATTAGCAGAGTCCCATTTCAATACTTGGTTATTTGTGATACCTGTAATATCAACATTCGCCAGGTCTTGAATATCAGCCAAAGCAATCTGTTCATCAGCAATTGTACGAACAGTGGAAGAGTCTGTGCCAGGTGTATTAGTGAAGTTGTTATAATTCAGATAGTAAGAAGAATCATTACCACCAAGTGTATTAGCATCAACATTCAAAGCATCAATAAATGTTTTGTCAACATCTTCAATAATAATAGAAGATACAGTAGAGGAATCAGTACCAGCTGCCGGAACGTTTGTAAGATTATTATAATCAAGGTAATAAGAACCTGGCTGATTATTCAGTGTTGCAGCATTAACAGACGTACCAAGAATACTATTAATATAGTCAGAGTCAACTGTTTCAGATACAGCTGAATCTACCAGATTAGATAATACAGCATCACTAATAGTAGATGCAGAAAAAGTAAACTTCTGTAAGTCACTATCCCATTGAATAAAAGAATTTACAGATGTTGGTGTACCGCTTACATCTCTAAGTGAAAGTAGTGTAGCAAAAAGATTAGTGGGGATTGCAGACTTAATCCTTTTTACTAGTATGCGTTTTGTATCACTCATCTTTTTTCCTTATGTAATACTAGTAACCGATGGCATAACTTCAATTTGTCCTTCCAGTATTTTTTCTGAAATACCAAATAGACCATCCGATTCATCGCTATCTTGATTGAGAAGAAACACGTCATAAAAATACCTACCTCTAGGTATATCATCAGATGTTTGTCCTAATAAAGTAAGGTCCAAGATACCCAGGGTTCTAGGTTCAATAAAACTAGGAGTCAATTGATAAGTAGTGGCAGTAGATGTGTAGCTTTTTCGAAAATAAGCTCGGGATTCTAATCCCTCTAAATCCTTCGGCGCACTATTAGCATCAACTAGTTCTATACGGAAAACTATGTCTTCTCCCTGGTGAACTTCTAAGTCTGAATATGAGGACATTGATCTCTTCTTGCTAAAAATAATTTATCTTGTTTTATTTATACTTTAGAATCAATCAAGTCATGTAGAAGTTTTTTCATTTCTTTTACATCATTTTTTAGTTCTTCATTCTCAGACTTTAATTGATGAATGATTTCTTTTTCTTTTTGCTGTTCAGATACTAAATGTTTTCTTCGCTTGGCAGCTTCCAAACCATTCTTATCAATGTTGAGGACAACCCCTGTTCTATCTTTTACAAGATTGGAATTGCCCTCAACTTTTACATAATCATCAGACATTCATTATGTTCCTAGTGCAATTGCTCTCAAGTCTTTAATTCTAGGCACTCTAGAAGAGTTCGTGGATCGGAATACAACCTTTAACTGGAATGTAGTAAATGGTGTTAGAGTACCACCCAAACCACCAATAGTATAAGCATATTCTCTAAAGATATCTCTATTATCATCAGTTGCAATGCTTGTATCAGGTGTAACCTTTGTGAAATTTACCGTGCCAATATCATCATCTGAACCAACAGGAAGTGTTCTGTAGTAAAGATCAATATTTGAACCGGAAGGTCTGTTAGCAGACAAGAGAACTTTTAATCCAACAGCAGGTTCAATGATATTGATAGGAATAGTAATGTGTTTGGACATACTAGAACCAGAACCACTGTTAGTTTCAGAAATATACTGAATAACATCAGGTATAGCATCAGAGTCTTGGTTATCAATAACATTACTTACAGTTGTAACAGACATTGTAGACAGGTCAATAAGAGGTGATACATAAGTGTCGTTAGTTGCCAAAGATGAAGTGAGTTTGATAGATTTTCTACCAGCTAGTCCAGATGTAAACTCATCTTCTTCAATTCTAGAATTTGCAATAATTCTAGGAGAGTTGAATTTGATTAGTTTAAATGGCTCGATAGTAATCTCTTCACCTGAAGCGTCCAGAGTGCCATACGCAGTGTTAGCAACATCATTAGCAGAAGCGAGTGATGCACCTTTAGTAAGGTTTGCGATAGTAGAAATAGTTGTGCCTTCATATGGCAAAGTTTGCCTCATATTGACAACCATTTCATCCATTAGAATATTAACTTCAGAGTTTACATTGCTACCACCAGTACGAATTGTATCTGTAGCAGCAGAGTCTGCTTTAAACTGGAAACCTTCACCATCTACTTTTGTGATAGTTCTTTCACCCAAAAGCGATGTGCCAAGAATACCACCATATCTAGTTGAAGAGTCCAACCCAGTAATAGCAACCTTATCATTTACAACAAAACCTGAATTCATAGCAAGAATAGTAACATCACTATCACCAGATGTTGTAACGATAGGATCAACAGGAAGTCTATCATCATCAATATCAAAGTTTTCAAAGACAGCAGTACCACTTGATGCAAAATTTGCTCTTCTTACTCTGAACATCATATCTCTAAACTGATTAGGTGTCCAAGTTACAGTATTTTGTGAAGAGAAGAAGGAACCAAGAGTTGGTTGTGAAGTAATTCTTCTGCTTGTGCTATTCACCACAAACTCTGTTAAGTCTGCAACATAAACATTATATGCCTGAGTATTTGCAATCAATACTACAGCGTAAGAAGTGTTTCCTTCAAGGTAAATAGGAGCATCAAAAGTAAACGTAGTTGGATTATTTCTGATTTGTGCCATAGTTACAGTAGAAGTAAATGGTGTCACATTAACATCTGAAGGATTCAAAGTAACTTGGCTACCTGGAATAGTTTCATCTTGAGAAGGAACACCACTGCGTAGTGGTCTCAATTCAAGAGTAATAGGTGTATTGTCATTAGGATCATTAGTCCCAACCGCATCAATAGAATTTGGGCTAGTTGCAAAGAAAATATCTACACTAGTAATAAATCCACCGTTCTCATTTTGAATTTGGAATGACTGTGCAATAGGGTCTCTACGTCTGCGTCGTGGAGGTGGAGGTGGAGGTGGAGCAATATACTTCAGGAACTTCAGGTTCAATAAGTCAACATTCAATCCAGCCGCTCTATACTCAGCGGAAGCACCAGAAAGGCGGTTATTAACAAGACTATTATAGTTTGACTTAGTTGCTGAAATATCCATAATAGTAACATCTCTAGAGCCAACTTCAAACTTGAGATTGTTATTATGTGGAACAAAGAATGATCCTACAATAGTGCCAAAATCATCAGAGATGAGTGAAGTACTTCCTTGAGGATGAGATGTCACATTACGATTAGACGCATTAGTCAGAACATCAACACCGTTAGAGTCCGCAAAGAATTTGAATCCTGCGGTTTCTTCTCTTGCAAAGTTGGCGATAGGTGTTCTATCAAAGTATAAGAAGTGTTCTCTATTTGGAGAAAGACCTTCTGCTCTAAAGAATACTTTTCTAGAACGAATAAATGGAATAATATTTACTCCAGTGACAAAACCTCCAGCAGCAAGTTGATTAAGTTTTCTTTGAGTTGATTTTAAACGAGTTGTTACAGTTGTGGAACCTACATTAAAACCAGGTCTCAGGTCAAGTCCTCCAAGTACAGTATTTTCAATTGGAGTAAGTTCAGACTGTGTTGGTCTAATGAAGTTTGCTCTAATTCTATTACGAATCTGCTGCTCTGTTTCGCCTCTATTGAGTTGAATAGTTCTAGTTGCTCTATCGACAGTAATCCACTGATCGGTATTAGGAGAAAGTTCCAAAGTGCCTTCATAGACAACTACATCATATGGATTGACATTTGAAATACCTGTAGCCAAATTCTGATTGATTTCTACTGCTTCTGAATAAGAAAGCATCAGTTGATCGCCACGTAAAGTCACATTACTAGAAGTGCCATTATAACTAGTAGTACCTGGTTTAAATTCAATTCTTGCATTGTTTTGGATGATAAATGGATTGATTGTATTTTCATCCAAATCAATAGAAGCAAGATATTCACCATTCAAAACATCAGAGAACTTAAAATCTTTGAAGTTATCAGCAAAGAATCCGTTCTTGAAACGATTATTACCACTAGCATCCAAAACTTCCAAGGTAGATGTTTCGAGTTCTAAAAGACTCAGTGTAACAGCTTCTTCAATATTATCAATTCTCTTTACAATGTTACCAATGTCTCTCATAGTATATCTGCGATTGTCTACATACTGAATAGAAAGATCATCAGCATTATCAGTATATGGATTTAACGTAAAGTTGGCAAGTTCTAATGCATTATCAGGAATAACTGGCTTGAGTGGGTTTTCAGCAGGTGTACCTTCAATGTAAACAATTTCACCTTCTGTATTAGTAACCAGCACATCTATTCTAGACTGGTAGTAATTGATATCTGCTGTAATTACATCAGTGTTGGCAGGAAGTGCATGTACAAAAGAGTTACCACCACTAAAGGTACCATCAGTGTGCTTTGCACTTCTGAAATCAAGTACATTTCTAAGTTCAATCTCTTCGCCATTCTTTTGACGATATTTTGGAATATCTTCATAGTCAATTTGACCAGTATAAGAGTTTACAGAGAAGAAATCACCTCCACCAAGAGTGGCATCGGTGGCATCGTGAGAAAAATACTTATAGTATACGTTAGTAGTTGCTGGAATAGACTGACCATTATTCAAAATAACTCTACCAAAATCATAGAAGTTATCTCTTTGACCATTATCTGTAGTAAATCTATTTAAAATACTATTACCAGAACCATCACTAATAGAGTCAAAACTATAAATGTCTTGATTAGAAAGAGTAAAGAATCTCAAACCAGAACCATCACTTTCAATTGCAGCTGCAGGGAAAGTATCACTAGCACCTGTTTGTAAAGTTTTTGATCTTTCAACAGATGCAGAACCTCTAGCTACAAAACCAAGAATCTCATATTGAGTACTAGGGGTTAACCCAGTATATGATACGACTTCGCCATTAGTAGTGGTTGGAGTAGTGTCTACAATAGTACCATCACTATCTTCTGTAATAATCCAAGATGTCAAATCAACACCAATCTCAGGATCAACCAATTCACCTGATGTTCTGATAATATTCAGATCACCACCACCTGTAGATGTTTTGAGAAATCTTCTTTGAACAGTAAGACTTCCTACATCAACACCGTTGTCTTTCTTAGGTCTAATACGTGGTAAGTCAAAAAATACATTATTGTTATTGGCTTCTTTGATAACAGCATTATTGTTTTCAAGAACCAAGTCGGCATAATTGTTAGCATCTGCACCAATACTAACAACATCTCTAAAGTTTAGAGAACTATCCATTTGAATGTCAAAGATGTGATATCGGTAGTTAGCTCCATCAGGAACAACACTTCGGATTCTAGCAGTACCTAAAGTAAGACCAGTTGCACCAGCACCTGCTTTTAAGTTCCATTGCTCAAATTCATTGACATTTGGAAGACCTTTAATCGTATCGGATACAACGTAATGACCATAAGTAGCCGAAATATTTTCATCAGTCAAAACACCACTAGTA